TAATACATCATACAATCTATTTTGTGTTGCTGTTACTGAAGATCCACCAATATCTCCTGCACCTGTAGGATTTGAAATTGAACCTGAGTAACTTGAATTGTTAGATGGATTAATATCGTAACTATCTAAAGTTACATTTGAAATACTTGTGTATGTTCCGTTAATCTGATCGGCAGATATTCCGTTATATGTACCTGCAGCCACACCTGCAATTGTAACATTATTATTTGTTCCGTGCATTCCGTGATTAGGATGTTTTACTCTCAATACTGCCGTACTATCATTTAATGTTCTTAAAGGATTTGATCCTAAAGTTTTTGTAGATAGACCATCATTTGTTAATGTCAATGTACCTGTTACATTACTAAATTCTGCACGTTTCATTTTAAACTTAATATCTTCGTTTTGATCAGCAGTCCAAGTTGATCCGTTTTGTGATTTAAATAATACACCTGCATATGGTTGTTGAGAGATTGTTCTATCAGAACCTAAAACCGTTTCTCCTAATCTACCTACATAAGCAGTATAATTATTTGAGTTTGCTAATAATACAAAACAATATTCTGTATTTTCTTGTAGATAAACTGGACTATCAAAAGTAAATGTTGTAGCAGTTGTACCATCTGTACTTGTATTTACAGCACTTGGATTTAAAACTTTTTCTGCAAAAGGTAATATTACTGAACCAGGATAACCATTTACAACTTCTCTAATTTGTAGTGTAACTGGAATATTATCATCTTTAGAACCAAAGAAACAATCTAATGAAGTTAAGAATACACCACCCTTGTCATCAATTAAGAAAGTTTGTGCTAAAGGATCGTGCCAACCAACCGTTCTAGTTGAATCTCTAGTTGATGTTCTTGTAATTGTTCTATCTTCAGTTGTACTTTGTCTAACAATTTGAGGTTCTCTAGTTGAGATAATTGTATTTTGTACCGTTTCTAAAATACCTCTAGCAACATAATCTGATTCTGCTGAGGTTTCTACGTCTGAACTTCTATCATTATTTTGAGATGAAGTTAATCTGAATACTCTTGTACCTGTTCTCCATCTAGGATTTGCATTGTTAGTAGGATCAGGTATAGTAAATGTTCCTGATACTGAACCGTTTGCGTCTGTATCTAAATTAGCACCAGATGTAGGAGTTACATATGCTGATATGTCTATATTATCAAAGAAAGCATAAACTCTAGTATTAGGTTTCATTCTTGTACCTGTAAAGTTTATTGTTCTACTTCTAATAAACGGAACAAAAGCAACATTTATAATTCTGTCACCAATAGAATTTCTAACAACTTGTGGTACTATTCTTTGTCTAACACCTGTTCTAGTTTGATTAACCGTTTGTGTAGATGTAATTTCTGTTCTTCTAAAAACTCTACGACCTTGTCTTAAATTTCCTGAAGTATCTCTACTTGTTACATCTCTAGGAGCACCTGTCCAAAAATCTTGCCAATCATTCCAAACGGTTCCTATTTCAATACCGTTTAATGCACTATTTCCTAAATTAGAAGCAAGTGTATCAAAAGCACCTACATTATTAATAACTAATTCTGGTGCTCTATTTGTTTCTTTCCATTCGTCTGATGGTGGTGTTAATGCAACAGAACCTGACCAAGTAAATACATCAAAAGGGTTTACATTTAAAGTTTTACTTGCAAAAGGTTGATCTATTAAAGTTGATTCAGTATAAGGTAAAGTAATTACATCACCTGTTTTTTGATAATTAGCAGTTGTTCTATCAGTATCAATTATAGAAGTACCGTCATCATCACTTTCAATTAATTGAACAGCGTCCTCATTGAAAGTAGGTCTTAACTCACCTTTTGCCATATCCATAGCAGCTTTGTAATCTCTATTTTTAGGATCACCTATATTGTGTCCTGTAAAGTTATCTACAATAAATCCATTTTTAAATCTGTCAAAACCATCTGCGTCTTGTATTTGTAAATTTTGTGCTTGTGTTTCTAGTAAAGATAATTGAGTGTAGTATTCTAAACTTTCTATTCTATTTTCTAACTTACCAATATCTCTCATTGTATATCTTTTATTATCAACTTTTTTAATTGTTATATCTTCAGTTGATAATGTGTAAGCAGGTAATTCTAATGTGTATAGTTGCATTGCACCATCTAAATTTTTAGGTACTTGCGGATCTAATGAACTTGCGCCTTTTAATACTTTAAATTCACCTTCTTTATCTAAAAATATTTTATCTATTCTAGGTAAATAATATTCAAAATCAGATGTTACGTCTGTTCCAAATTTTACAATATCAATTACAGAAGCATTATTTGATGTATCGTAATCTCTATCTTGTCCACCTGAATTTATAGTTGTGTCGTCTGCAACTCTAGGTCTAAAATCTAAACTATCTCTTAATTCAAAAGATTGACCTGTTGTATCTGAATTGTAACTTGGTATATTTGCATAGTCAACAACTCCTGTATATGAGTCAACATCAAAGTAATCTCCAGAACCGTGTGAGAAAAAATCAAAAGTAATTCTTAATGTACCAGTAGGTTCTAATTCGCCAGTTTTTAATTTAATTCTACCTATGTCGTAGAAATTATCTCTTTGACCGTTATCTAATTCATATCTATCAGTAATATCAATTGCACCTGAAGCATTATAAGAACCAAAAGCAGTTGCCATAGAAACAGATTTTAATTGAAATATATCTGCTTGACCTAAATTAATACCACCTTGTTTTACACAATCAGCAAGTGATGTTACATCTTTAGTTGAATTTTCGTTTAAAGTTTTTGTTTTAGAACCAGCAGTTGATCTATTTACGGTAGCAAGTATTTTAATTTTTGCGTTTGAATAATTAGAACCGAAATCAAATACACTTGTTCCTGTACCTGATGGTTGAGAAAATATTGGGTTACCTGCGTGGTTATTTCCTATTGTAGTTAATACATCACCAGTTTCACCTGTTGAAGCACTTTGTTTATCATCAATAGTAATTAAATAATCAGCGTCTGAAGCAGATGATGGAAATGATTCATTTGTTCCTGCAGTTATCTGACCAGAACCACCTGATAAAGTAACTATGAATTGTCTTCTTACAGCAAAACTTGTATCTGTTATATTAGAATTATTTGTAGTTTTTAATGTTTTAATATTAGTATAAGGTAATTTAAATATAGAAATATTTTTATTTGAATCTTGTAATTTTGATCTTCTTCTTGTAGCAACCGTTTTTGTTGAAGCGGCAGCAGTTACGGTTGATAAAGTTAAACTATTATCATTTATAATTGCCTCTACAATTTTAGTTTCTGTATTACCACTATCATTTGTAAATGAAATTGAATCATCTATTTTTAATTCTGTTGTAAATCTAGTATTAATACCTGTTACATTTGCTGATGCTGAACCTACATCTAAAGTACCTGAAAGCACAGCGTTATCACCGTTTGTATTATCTAATAAAGTATCAGCAGTATAAGCAGCCGTTCCTGCCATAGAAACTTGTTTAGTAGCAGAAAAATCAAAACTTCTAACACCTTTAAATCCTACAGCGTCTGATTGAATAGTTGCGTCTAATCCTGAAGCAGCACCTCTAATTACTTCGCCTGGTACAAATTCACCTTCTACACTTGAAACTACAACAACACCGTGTCTAACATTACCTGCTGAAGTATATGAAGTTATATTTGTAGGTGTAATACCATCTGCTTCAAATAATTCAAATGTGTTTGAACCTGATGGATTTCTAACCGTAAATATATCAGTTGTTTGTATTGCAACAGAATTATTTTGTGCATTTATAGCACTAAATCTAATTTGTTGACCTTCTTTTAAATTAGGATCACTAACAAAAGCAACGACACCTGGACTTGCAACTGAAATACCGTTTGTCGCTTGATTTGTTGTAGTTGATAAACTTTCTATTGTAGCAGTAGCACCTGAAGTATCTCCTGTAATTTTTTCGCCTGTTGTAAATGATATATTATTATTAATGTTCAGGTGTGTGAACATATTAATATCAAATAGATAATGTTTATAAACAGCACTTGTTAAAGAAGCACTTGAATAAATGTTTGCTGTTGCAGTACCAGATTTAAATTCAAAACCTTTTGATTTAGCACGACCTATTGTAGTAATACTAGCACCTGCATCCACATTAGCAGTACCACGTGAACCTGTAACAACATTAATTAAATCTACTTTTTTAAATGCGTCTGTTTCACCAGAAACAAAACCTACATCTGGTGCGCCAAATACATTAGATACATTTACAAAATTACCTAAATCAAATCTAGTAGCAAAAGCATTTTGTGTATCAAAATCTCTTGCCTTATCTACGTCAACAAAAGTTGTACCGATAGTTTCTATTTCATAACCTCTAACATATGCTTTACCTGGAGATAAACCAGCAGCAATTTTAGTTTCTAGTCCACCATTAGCGGCAGTAAATATACCTCTATTATTACCTGATATTAAGTGTTCTCTTAAATCTAAATCAAAATCTCTAACAGCATAATCACCTGATTCGTCAAATGTTCTTCTAGCAAAAGTATCTTCTAAAACAGCGTATTCAGTTGTTCTAACTTGATTTTGAAGAATACCATTTGATAATCTTAATAACTCTACAAAGTTTGAGTCATCTGTAGCAGCGATTGTTTTTTTAGCTAATGTTAAGTCTATTTTAAATCTGTGAGCACCTGGAGCGTTTGTATTTGAAACACCTTGTGCATTGTCATTTAAAGTTGTGTCGTTTGAAGGAGTTACAAATGATTCTGTAACCGTTAAACCTACTCTATAACTAGGAGTGTTAGTGTATTTGTCTAATATAACTCTTTGATTAGCAACCGTAACTAAAAATCCATTAATGTAATATGTACCTGCCTGAACTTCAGCAGCAGAACCTGTAGCAGTTGTATTTACTATACAAGAAACAGCAGTTGAATCACTATTTGTTCCTGTTAGTGTTTCACCATCTGTAAATGCAAATTCATTTTTATTTGTACCACCTGATTTACTATACTTAACAAATAAAGTATCAGGATCAGTACCGTCTGTTGCAACTCTATTAATTATTGTTGCAGTTATGCCTGAAGTTGAACCTGTTAAAACCGTGCCATCTGTAAAGTCTGTTAAAGTATTTGTACTATCAATACTAGTTAATTTTACAGCATAATAATTTAAATCATAACCGATCTCACCAGGTATGACCATAGCACCTTTTTCAAAAAAGTGGTCACCTAATTTTTCAATCTGATTTTGTAAGATTGTTTGTGATTGTGTTAACTCTCTAGCCTGAACAGCAAACGCTGGTCTAAACAATATCCTATGAAACTTTTTGCTATCTGAAAAGTCATCATAGTAAGGCGAGAGGTTAAAGTCAGTTGGACTTGGCATTTATCTCCCTCTAAAATTCAATGACCAGTTTAATATTTTCCGTCTGATCCGTTGCTCTTTGTATCGGTGTTCTATTTTCAACATAAAGTACATCACCAGTATCGTGGTCTATTTCAGGAACTGAATATCCTGAAGTGAATACTACATTATTTACGGTACCAGTAGATGATGTATCAGGCGTACCTGTCGGAGAGGAACCACCTTGACCTGTAATTACATTTGCACCAGAGAAAGCAGTTAGATTACCGTTAGTATCTACACCAGCATCGTTGTGTCTTGTTTGTATGTAATATAAAATTCTGTTTGTAGAATCCCATTCAACAACTTTACCTGTTGCACCTGTTGTTGCCTGATTTATTTCTTCATCAACTGAAAAAGTACCAGGAGTAGGCGATCCTGCAATTCTAATTGCCTTTGTTAATCTAGCAGTATTTGAAGTTACTGCTGAAGATGATTTAGTAGGATCTCTTAATAAAGCAATTTTTCTAAAATCGTTAACAGCAGAAACGTCACCTGAATTAGCACTTTCTGTTCCTTCTAAACTTGTATTTAACATTACAAAGAAACCACCTAATTCTTCTTTTGAGTTTGCACCGTGTCCACCTTTTGGCGGAATAATTACATCTAATTCTGCACCTGATAAACTTGTTGCACCAGCAGAAACTATTTGTGCATTTGAAATTGTAGCAAAAGTATAACCTGAACCTGGAGTAGTTACGGTAACAGCAGTTACGGCACCACCAGCAACGGTTACACTTGCAACACCACCAGTACCATCGCCTCTTATAGCAACTCCTGTATGTGTTCCGTTTGTTCCACCTGATCCTGCAGCCTTAATTTTTACTACTTCTATTGAACCGTCAACAGCAGCAGAAATAACATTTGATTGATCTCCAGAAGCACTTCCATTTTCTGTAACTGCCATAAAATCTGTTGATAAGAAATTTGATTGTTGAGCAGCAGATAGTGTGTACATATATTTCCATCTGTAACCATCTGAAGTTGTAGTTACTGAAGTTGATACACCTGTAGGTTCGTCTGTTGAAGCAGCGGCACCGTTGTTATCTAAACATTTGTAAACATTTCTTGCAGTTGTTAAAACATAAAAAGTAGAATCAAACAAAGTTGTAGCACCACTATTAGATGTTTTTCTAGTAGTTGTTGAACCTGTTAAATATTCTCCGTAATCGTGTCTGTAAATATCGTAAACCGTACCAGATGTCCAGTTTCTTCTAGGAATTACAAAAGATGTATCTGTTGATTGTACTCTTTTAGCAGCAATTAAATCGTCATATGTGTAAAATTCTCTAACAACCGTATCACCAGGTGTGATTGGATTTGTGTCTGTACCTTCGTAATCTGTTCTACTATCGCCTCTTGTCAAAGTAGCAAAAGGTTGTGGTCTACCAATACCTAGGTAGTAAATATTCTTTGCTGTTTCAGAAAATGATTCTGAAAATTGTTCAGCATTGTTTATTCTAAATTTATTTGTTATTATTGCTGGCATAATTCTTTAATCTTTCTTATATTTATACAAGTTATCTTACGCTTCTATTTCTAAAATTCTTATTGTACTTAACACGGTTCCACCAAATTTTCTTGCACCACCTTGACCATTAAAGGTAAAAGTACCTGCAGTTTGTATGTTTCCACATCTAATTTTGTATGTTCTAGCAGATGTACTTCCAGATGTTTCTGAAAAGAATACTTGCATATTACCCATACTTGTGGTGTCTTTAATAAAATTAGATGTAAATGCTAATGCGTTTGCATCCGAATCTTTAAATAAACCTGCACCACCTCTTGTAGAATTTGTACAAGAATAAAATATATGTGCCTCAATATTTAATGTACTTGTAGCAGATTTAGGCGTTATTGATAAAGTTATAAATTCATCACCTTCAGTATTTTGAGGTATTGTGTCATCTTCAGGAAATATAGTTGTTCCTGTTGCGACAGCACCTGATTGAACATTGACTTGTTGTAATAATGCGCCACCCTCTTTTTTAGCTACTGATAAAGTACCATTCATTCCACCGTGAGAAGCACAAATATAATAAACCGTTGCCTGGTTATATGGCACTTCAAAATACAATATACCTGAAGTTTTATTTTGAGCACTTACACCTGTTGTTACCGTACCATCTGTTGCAATGTGTGTTAAACCTGTTGTTATTCTATTCCCTGCCGTGTATGTTGAACCACTTGAAGTTTGTATAACAAAAGGATGTGATCCTGCTAAACCATTTAAATTAAATGCAATTGTTTGACCTTGTTTTGTAAATATAGTAGGATTGTCTTCAGTTCCGTAGTGTGAAGAAAATCTATAAGCACTTGAACTATTAGAAGTTACATCTATCATTGCAGTTGCACCACCAGGAATATTAATAGTTTTTTCTGCACCTGTACCTGAAGCGGTTACACCTTCGCCAACAAAATCTACTGTTGTACCAGCAGTTGCTAATGCTGATCCTTCTTCTTCAACTGTTATACCACTTGCTGGGTTTGCAACAACATTAAATCTACCATCTCCAGATGACCATTGTAAAATATGACCATCAGCAACACCTGTTATGTTTACATCTGTATGTGCTGATACGGATGAGTTTTCATCTAATATTCTAACCCAACCACTACCTGAAGAATAATAAGGTCTATTGCCTACTGTATCAAAAGCAAACATACCTGGATATGTTCCGTGTGCAGGTAATGAACCAAATCCTGCAAAGTCAAATCTTGCTTTTGAACCTGCACCAGTTAAATCTATTGTTCCTGTTCCTGATACACTAGAAGCACCTGTTAAACTAAAGTTTGAAGCAGAGGCTGCTGTTGCACCTAAAGAAACAGCAGTTGCACCTAAAGTAAGTGAACTATTTGATAGAGATGAATTAGGTATACTACCTACTGATAATTCTATTCTATTATTTGTGATTGCTGTTGTAACTCCAGTACCACCTATAATTTCAAAACTTTCTCCTAAACCTACATTAAAATTAGTAGATGAGTCATCACCAATTCTAATTGATGAGTTTGCTAAATTAGCATTTGTAATACCTGCCGTACCTGACAAGTTAGTATTTGTTAAACCTGTTATTGTATTTGAACCAGCAGCAAGAGTTTTATTTGTTAATGTATCTGTTGATGTTTCAGTTACTATTGAACCGTCTGTGGATAATACTATTCTATTATTTGTAATAGCAGTGCTAATACCTGAACCGCCTATTATTTCAAAACTCTCTCCTAATGCAACACTAAAATTTGTTGAAGTGTCATCTCCGATAGTAATTGAATTAAATGCTAAAGCAGACGCTGGTATATTAGAAATTGTATTGTTAGAACCATTAATAACTTTGTTAGTTAATGTTTGTGCTTCGGAAGTAGTAACAATTGTACCTGCTGATAATGTTGAACCATCACCTAGTAAGGTATATAATTCTGTAAAGTTATCGTTTACTTTTTCAGCACCAAAACGTAAATTATCACCTGTTCCATCATTGGCAACTGATCCTCTAAATATTGTTTTTTTAGGCATTATTCTCTTTTCTCTTATACACTTTTACTACTGAACCAGCTTCAGGTGGTTGTCTAAACATAATATTACCTTTAACATTTTCATAGTCAACATTTTCAATTTTAGCAACACCATCTACGGTAACTAGTATTTCTTGCTTACTATTTATAATGTTATCCAGAGTATTATGGTGTTGAGTCATCAAAAGTTATTCCTGTTTGTGCAAAGTTTGTAACCGTATTATCAAACGATTCAGTAGAAGTCGCAAAAAATACTGGTAATGCAAAGTTTGTCTTAATTAGTTGACCATTTGCGTCTGAAGTCATTAAAAATATACCATTTCTTCCATCTAAAGATGTTCTTGTACCTTGTACTAATATATCATTTAATATCTGAAATGTGATTTTACTACCACTTGCGTGTGTTCCAAATGCTGTATTTGCAAATTTATTAATAGTGCCAAATCTAGGTCCTGCATATGCGTATCCTTGTTTTACTTCAACACCATCTATTGTTCTTCTAACTCTACTTGTATAATCAATTTCAACATCTGGTCTTTTTAAAGTTACATCTCTAGTATTTGTGCCAAAGTGTTCTACCGTGCTTACATCTAAATCTACATCAGCAGGTAAATTTGCATTTGCTCTTAATGAAGTACCATCATCTACCGTTCCTAATCTTCTACCGAATAATGTACTGAATAAAGTATTAAGTATAGAGAATATAGGTGTTTGATCTTTACCTGATATTTCTCCTTCA